AGCGCCATGATCAATCCATTCAATGTCTGTAGAATAAACATCATCACGACTCACATTTTCACTCTTATTTAACGTAACATAATCTATCAGTCTTTGACACTCACTCAAAGAAATAAAATCTTCTTCTATGTAAGGAAAACTCATCTTGTGAATGTATTTGGTGGGCCAGAGAATCGAGGATCTTTTGTATTTTTCTCATCAGTAGGGACTTTATTTGGATTAAAGTTTGGATCTGGATAATCCTCCCAACTATCACCCTCATACTCAACTATCAAAGGATTAACATCTATTCTTTCACCATACACATGATAGAAACAATCAATAGTCGATAGATCAGTAATCAAATCAGTATTAGTTGAATCCTCTGCAATGACAATGAATTCATTATTAAACTCTTGAATCACAAGATTTTGATTTGATCCGATTGGTTGCAACTGAACAGTGATACTATCAGAATGAACCAAATCTTTCCAATAGTATGGTAATTCAATTACATTTGATTCTTTTAATCTGCCACGATAATAAACTCCTGCCTCTGGGCCCTCAATACAAGCATAACGAAGTCGATGACCCTTACCTTTTGTAGGATGAACTAAATCAAATGGTTTTGGAATTGCATCAGCAACTGCAAATCTAGCAGCGAGTCTACCTTTGTTACCACAATCAGTTCTTCCACTTACATAGAGATCTCCTTCAATCACAACAGCGTTGACACCAGTTTTACCATCCCCTACAAACTTACTATCGCCATCAACTTTTAAAGCTAAACTTGCATTACATCTAGGATTGATATCAAGTGGATTTTGTGGTGCAGAATTTGACGCTACATTCATCACTGCTTCATAGCCAGGAGATGCAGCAGTATCTCCGACATAAACTGGGCCATTTAATACCGCAGTTCCAGTTGGAGAAGTATCAGGTGGAACATAAGAAACATCATTTGTTCCTACAACTATTTTATCTGTTTGAGTTTTTGAAATATTCATTCTAAATTGATGGTGGGGTAATTGTTGTTGCAGCTTTAAGAACTTTGGACATCACTCCATAATTTATGTCAGCAAAAGACGAAGCCATTGCAAATCCATATGAAAGTTCCATAAAACCTTTACTTATTATATTAGTGGTATTATCTGCTTTTATCAATATCTTCTCACCCTGTAATCGAACATCGGGTGCATCTATAGTAGCAACTCTATTTGCTTTTGCAAGAAACTGTCCGTCTTGGCCACCACCGACTGCTTCAAAGTTAATATTTCTTGCTCTAAATGTGATGTCTCCATTTTCAACATCAAAAAGAATATCACCCTTTTTACATTTTATGATTTTTGCTGGAAGTTGACTAATATCGCCAGGGCTTCTAACTTTCAATCCTTCACCAAGAATTTCCATTGAACATCCTGGCGTATACAGAACTGATTTACCTGTGCCAGGCCCTTTACCAGTGCTACCTTGTCCAGTTCCAGAGTGAAAGGAGAAAGATTGTGCCTCCTGTGTCTGAACCTCATACAAAGTTTCACCATGTATGCTACTCTGTCCACTCTGAACGGAGTATCTTAGTTTAACGTCTCTTTCTAAATTTTGTTTATCCTTTGGTGCTTTTGACATTTTACTTTGTAATACAACTAATAACTGTGACAGCTGACTGTCTTGCGCTCTCTACTAGTTTAGACGCATCTTGGACTTTTGTAAAGTTCAGAACAGGTAATAATCTACCTCCAACTCCACTTTCACTATTTATTGTTAAATCTGGAAGATTAGTAAATCCAAATCCACCATTAATAACTTTAGCTCCTATGATATTACCATTTTGTATCTCCAGTTCCACCTCTGCTCCACCAGTTCCGTCACCAGTTCCACCACCATCAACTGTAACAGTGTCGCCGTCTTCATAACCAAATCCAACATTAGTTACAACTACATCTCCAAGTGATGTGACAAATGTTTGTTCTCCATCATAGTTAGCGTTTGGATCAGGTGTAACATCTTTCGTAGTTCGAGTTGAAATTGGGTTTCCATTTTCATCAACCATTTCATTTCCGTCATCATCTGTCATTACTTCTAGAGTAGTTTCTGTTGTATTTGATAGATATCCTTGGCCTGGATCCGTGATTACAACATTCACAACACCCAATTCTGTTCCATTTGGATCGGATACATATAATCCATCAGTGTTGGGTTCACCACCAGCAGTTATACTAAGTCCATTAAATGCAGGGACATTCGCATCAGCACCACCAGCACCACCACCAGCACCACCACCAGCAGCACCAGCATTGACACCACCAGCAGCACCAGCATTGACACCACCAGTTCCAGCTGATATTGGTGGTGGTAGTGGAGGAAGAGCAGGAGCTACTGGTGTTGGGGATGATATTCCAGTCACCTCAAAAGTAACGTTATCTTTTGGTGAGGATCCACCAACAGACTTACCAGAAATAGTTACAATTTCACCTTTTTGATAGCCACCACCTCCCCCGCTGATTACTATAGAATCAATAAGTTTTTTATCGTCAGTGAATACATCAAAAAATGCTCCTTTTCCACCAATTTCACCATCTCCAGCAATATTTCCAAGTGTGGTTTCCTTAGTATATGGGCCTTTTCCTTTTTTAGGAACAGTAGATGTATATGGGCCTATTGCAGTAACTGAACCAGTTGGAGTTCCATCTTCAGATGGTGGTGAGATTTGAGGTAGAGTTGTAGTCAAACTTGTATCTATATCGCCAGCACCATCACCAGTTCCACCACCTATACCACCAACAGCGGGTGTAGTGTCAGGGCCACCAATGGTCACAGGGAATCCTCCAGCAACTAAACCTTCACCACCATCTCCGTTGATCACAATTGGTTGTCCAGCAACAGTTAAAGGCACTCCACCAGTTCCACCACCAACAACAGGCACACCACCTAGACCTCCAACAGTAACTGGTTGATTGTTTAGATTAGTATCTCCATCCTCTGTTATAACTGACTGACCATTTGGTGATGTCACAGGTATTCCACCAATACCACCAGCAACAACAGGAAGTCCGTTTGAAGTCACTGGTAATCCTCCAACAGCACCAGCAGCGACTGTTGAATCATCCGTTAAAGGTGAAACAGGCCCCATCACTGGATAACCTCCAGCTCCAGATCCCTTATCACAACTATCAAAGAAAGAAAGTAAAGGTGGTTCCTTAAACCCAAATCCTGGCCCGTTAATTGATACGCCAATAATATTTCCAATCGCATTTACAATTGCACTTCCACTTGCACCTTCTCCACTACTACCTATGAAGTCCACTCTTGGTGGGCCACATTTAAGAACATTTGTAGAACAATCTGGTGCAGATGGAACTGCTGGGATCGCACCGTCAAGAGTATCTAAAAGTCCAGCTTCTAATTTTTTAAAACCGATTTTGTCAAGTATTCCACCAAAGTCGTCAGGGCCATTTAATCCAACACCATTTTTAGAAGAGAAAGAACTTGGTTCTGGACAATTCAACCTGTCACAATCAAGAACATTTGTAATGATGTTTGCAAACTTAATCGCTTTTGAAAAAGTGTCACTTGGAGCACCAATTCCACCACCTTGAATATTATTCAATTGAGAGAACATACCACCCAAATCATTATCAATAATTCCATTAATCTGTCCGAACATATCACTCAAGAAATTCTCAATTCCACAAATAGGAACATCTAGAACTTGTCCAATCATATTTTCTAAACTTTTTGAAAGATAGTCTGCAAGACCCTCTTGTATCTTTTCAATATTACAGAAAATAACATCAGTCAAACTTTTAGTTGCTTGTCCGACAGGCGCCTGTAAACTTTTAGGTGTTTTATCTTTTAAACTTAAATTTAATTTATCAAGAGTATCTTGAATCAACCAAGATCTGGCACGACGAACTAATTTTGTTGTTGAATTATGAATTCTTGCAGATGTGAGTTTTATTTCATCTTGAATATCAACTACACCACCATATATCGGATCAACAGCAGATCCACCTCCAATAGCTTGCAACTGTTCCATCTTCCGTGTGAAGTCTTTGATTGCATTGCTTATTTTTGATATCTCATTATCTTCACAAGGAGTGAATTGATCTATAACAATATTTGTTGCTGCTTCTTTTTGTTCCTGTGCTGGAGTTTTGACACTTTCACCATCAGTAAAAGTTCTAACTGCTGGTGACTGAGGTTGCCAATTTGGGTTATATCTTGTTTTACCAGATCTTTGAACTACTTTTGGTGGTGTGTATGGAACAAAACAAGTATGTTTTTTATCATCAAAATCTTTATTTGATAGTTGATCTCCAACAAAAGACTGTTTAAATAAAGTTCCAAAAATTACAGGTTGTTGTGCATCTTCACCATCAAAGAAAAATCCAACTACAACTTCCCCACCTTGATATTGCATTGTTTGTCCAGCACCACCTACAGTCGTAGTATTTGATGGTAAAAGAACATGTGCTAAAGGTAAATCTTTATCTGGCAGATCTTCTTCACAAGCATGATATCCAACAATACGAACACGACATCTAAAAGTATAGATATCTTCACCATCCTCAGATCTTTTCTTTTCTAAAGAATCACCCCACTCTCCTTTATCTGGATCAGTCACTTGACCAATCCACCATTGCATAGGATCTCTTCCAAAAAAGTTAGTCGATTGTTGATACATTTAATTAATCGTCATATACTAGACATTCTGGTTCGTCTGGATGTAAGTCACAGAATATCTCTAGTGCATTAGGATCATGATGATCTCCTGCTTCTATCTCTTCTTTATGATGTTCTGCATACTCTTCTAAGTCATGCAATTCTTCTTTTGCATGTCTGCGTGCTGCAGGGTTTGCTTGTGGGTCGTCAAGGATTTGTTTATCCTTTTCGATATGGTCTTCGATTGATTTCATTTGATTCTCCTGTTTCTTTTA